ACCATTTTGAGGCATATCTGTAGCAGAATATTCTACACCAAAACTTTTAGGTAGTTTTAAAATCATTACACTAGATAAGCCTGTGTATAAAGATCCTTGGTGTATATGCACTGGATTATACTCGTGTTCAAACATCTGATTAACCCAAACAGAATTAAAATGCATTTTATATTGTTTTACTTTATTCCACTCTAAATAATGTTGAAACATATCTTTAAACCATTTTGATATGTTTTGTGGTAAATGATTATGCTTAACCATTTTTTCACTGTCTGCACCATCATAAAATAAACTATGTTCTTTTTCAATTTTGCCAATTAATTGTTTATTAGCTGATTTTAATTCAAGATATTTTGTTTCATAAATACGATTAATAATTTGATATACATCAAAAGGCACTTGATATTTTAATACCGATTGACCTAAAAATACGTAATTAAAATTTAATGTGTTCATATTTACTTTTTATTCTTTCTGGAATTTTTTCTATGTAAGGGTTATATACTTTTCTAACAGGACCATCAAATAATTTATGCATGTTACTACCAACTATTTTATCATCGTAAGATAAACCATTTACATTGACTTGATCTACATTATTAAATCTATGATAAAAATAAGGTTCATCTATAAATTCATATATCTTTTTAAACTCTTCTTCCGGTTGTGCAACCAAATCATCATACTTTACAAAATGACAAATATCAGGATAATTGTATGCATTTTTTATAGCTTCTAAATCTTTAGCAACCGCGCCTTCTTTATTCATTATCATAGATAATTTTTCTTCATCATTTTTACAGTTATATCTGTTGGGAAATGCGTCAGGATTTTCAGTATACCATTGCATATAAGAAGCTAATACATCCATTAAATTTCTAAGAATTACTATACATTTAAAAGGTCGTTTATAATGTTTTTGCATTAATAAAAAATTACCTGATGTCATAACAGGACCTCTATCTATTATTATTCTTTGTGGCCAATCTTTATAATAAGTATTATAAACAGAATCTAATACATTATCTAAGGACTTGTGATCTGGATAATTTAAAAATACATCAGTTTGTTTTAACAAAAACAAATCTTTCATTATCTCTAACGTAATAGAATTAGCTGTTGCAGCAATAGCTGGATTCTGATTCATAATAGATGCAAATAAAGTGTTACCTGATCTTGGCATTGCAACTAAAAAGAAAAGTTTTTTATTTGTCTTTTGCTCCGAGGTCACTGGTCAATTGTTCTTTCTTGTTGTAAATCATCTCCCCTGATTTTTTAACTCTTTCTATTGTTTGTAATTGTCCTAGTACATTAAACACTTCTGGTTGTGATGAACCTGATGTTAATGTCTCCGCTTTGTTTTTCATAATTAAATGATATGAATCTAATTGGTGTCTGTTAACGTCTTGAGTATCAAAAGACCCATCGTCAAATTCTTTTTTTAATGTAGACCAAAGTTTAATTTCTCTCATTCTATCTCTTGCAACCAACTGCATGTTAGCTAAACCGTATCTAGCTTCATCTAAATCTATTTGATATTTTTCTAATTTATAATCATCAGTTTCAGACTCTACTTTTTTTTCTAACCATTTAACTTTTGCTTCATTACGTCTGCAATCAAATGATAGACTCATTAAGTTTTCTAAAAATACGTTTTGCTCTCTAACACACTGCCAATACTTTGCAGCTTTAGTTGGGTACTTTGCATCTTGTAACACAGACATTCTCATTTCTGTTTCTGTTCTAAAAACTTGTTTCTTGGTCCATGTATCTCTAAGCTCGGCTGTCATAGCCTTAAACTCTTTAACGTCTTCTGGATCTAATAAATTATTTAAACTTGGTGCTTCTTTTTCAATAAGCGCATGTATGTTTCTTTTTTCTGTCATAATATCCTTTCGTTAATGACTATAAACTATATTAACTAGTTGTCAATGTAGAAGCTGTAGTAGCAGGAGTTCCTTGATATGTATACTCTTCAGTGTTATTTACGTTTGTAGTTCCTGTATATCCACCGGCAGCAAATGCTTCTTCAGTATCTCCACTTCCACCAATACTTCCTCTCGCTGTTGATAGAGTTGCAGTATTTACAAAAACAGTACCATTGTATTCTTCAGTAGCACCTGTTCTTGCAGGCCCTGCGTTACCACCCATTACCACGGATGCTGTTGATGTTCCATTTTTAGCCATAGATCCTATTCCAGTATTAAATGTTAAAGTTCCAGAACCAGTTGTCCAATTAGTTCCGTCATAAATAACAGTTGCACCATTTGCTGTTTGTCTTACTCCAACAGTTGCTGTTTGAGTTCCTGATGCAGAAAAATATGTGTTTGGTCCACTAGGGACATTGTTTTGTGTTGACCAAGAAGATCCATTGTATTCTTCTGTAGATAAAGTTTTTGAAGGCGGTGCGTATGGAGAACTAGCTCCAACATATCCACCGAATCCTAAACCAGCAGTTTCTGTTCCAGAAAAACCTCCGCCACCTAATCTTGCAACGTTTAAATTACCAGTAGCTGTCCAATTAGTTCCATCGTATTCTTGTGTTGATTGTGAGTATCCGTTAGTGATGTTATCTGGTCCACTACCACCAGCTACAACAAATGCTGTTTGTACACCTAAACCTCCCCCACCTGCTTCTTTTGATACAGGCATATTATTTTGGTTTGTCCAAGAGCTACCGTTGTATTCCTCTGTTTCATTTTTGTGAGGAGGACCAAATCCACCTGCAATAATACCTGCAGATGTTATTCCTCCTGCTGCCATATTTCTTCTTGTAGTTGCTATGGTTGAACCTGTACTATATGAAGCTGCTGTAAATGTGGCTGTAGATGAACTAAATTCTTCTGTCGTTGTTGGATAAGCTGTTCCAGTGTATCCTGCTGCAACTAATGCTCCACCACTCGTGCTTCCACTTTTAGATAATATACTTCCATTTCTAGCTGTGGATAAACTAGCAGGGGATGTTGACCAAACGCTTCCATCCCATTCCTCTGTGGCTGCAGTTCTTGCTGGCGTTCTCCCACCTATATATAATCCATTTGCTTGAGTTCCTATCATACCCTGACTACTTCTTTGTGAATTCATGTTGTTTACATTAGTCCAAGAAGAACCATCAAAAGTTTCTGTTGAAACACCTCTGATAGCATAAGGGCTACCACCTGAAAATATTGCTGCTGTTTGAGTTCCGCCTCCGCCTCCAGTGAAATTACCAGCGTCGTTTGTATCACCACCAGGAGTTGGATAAGCTGTCCAGTTTGTGCCATCATAAGCAACAGTTCTTACACTCGTACTTTGTGGATTACCATATCCACCATAAACTAATCCTGCAGTTAAAATTCCTGATGAAGCACCAAAACTACCTTGTTCATTTGGCATATTTGTAACACTTGTCCAAGAACTACCATCCCATTCTTCTGTTGCTTGAGTTAGAGTTGGACTAGCAGGAGAGTAATCTCCTCCAGATGCAACACACGCAGTTGAAGTACCAAAAGTATAAGGTGCTCTTCTATTAGTATTTAAATTAGGTTGAGCACGCCAAGTGTTACCACCATACTCAATACATAAATTGTGTGCAGGTTGTGGACTAGGTCCAACGCCAGCAATACCTAAAGTATCTGTTACGCCACCTACGCCTCCTGCATAATAAAATTGTGTTGGGACAGATCCTGCAGAAGCAAAAGCTTTTACTTGAACTAATGCTTTGTTAACTCCTGTAGTTGAGTTGTACCATATCTGTCCTTCATACGACGATACTAACGTCGGATCAGAAGTTAAATATTTTACTCTTGTACCTCTTATATCCTGGTAATCTGACATTTAAAACCTTACGGAAGAGTTACGTCAACTGGTCTTTCCATATCTATTGGTAAAGCTTTTTCTTCATCAGACAATGCATCCCACGCGGCTTGTGCTGCTTGAACTTCAGCGTCAATTAAAGCCTGTGCTTCTGCTTTTGTCTTTTCAACACCGTTTTTTTCAGCTAACCACATTGCACCATCGGCATTATTGCCAATCATCCAAACGTTTGCGGGATAACCTCTAATAAAAAATTTTTGTCTGTCATTAACAGTTAAAAATCCTTTTCCAGTATTTGTAGCTACTCCATATATAAAGTGTGTAGACATAGTTTCTTCCTCCTTTTAAATTGTTATATCGTTTATCATAATTAAAATCAACTAGCTAGTCGTTAATGTTTTAATATTAAATGCTGTTGTTCCACCAGTAAATTCTTCACAATTATTACTAGTTGTTGAACCTGGAGTTCTACCTGTTGCAGCAATATTACTAGTAACTCCACCTGACCCTACACTAGTTCCACCCACTTGATAAAATCTTGCAGTTCCCATGCTAGCTGAAGAGGCCCAACTTGTACCATCCCATAATTCTGTATCACCAAATATTCCTGGATTAGAGTCTCCACCACCTGCTATTGCATATGTTTGAGTTCCACCGTGTGATCCTTGTCTTCTATCTAAACTCATACTATTTCCACTTGTCCAAGAAGATCCATTCCATTCCTCTGTTCTTTTTCTAGTACCACTAGCCTCACCACCATACATTAAAAGAGCTGTTTGCGTCCCTGCCATCATAGAACCTCCACCACCAGAGACAGGTGTATTTGTAGCTGTAGTCCAATTAGTACCATCATATTGTTCATGGCCATCTTCATCTCCAGATCTGTTACCCATAGAAGCAGCTGTTTGAACTCCTGCCATAAAAGCAGCTTGTCCAACAACATTAGCACTATTTCCACTTGTCCATGAAGAACCATCGTATTCTGCTGATGTCGTTACATTAGTTGCATTATCTTTGTAACCACCACATCCAAGACCTGCTATTACTGGTCCAAGACCTGCTACACCAACAACATCAATTACATAATCACCAGTAGCTGTCCAAGCAGAACTATCAAATTCTGCTCCAGTGCTTAAAAATCCTCCTAAACCAGGTCCATCGTATCCACCAAAGACTAAAGTAGATGTAGGAGTACCACCTGATCCTCCACAGTATGCTCTACTGTCTGGAAAATTAGCTATCGATGCCCATGCTGCACCTGTAAAAAGGTTTGTTGATGATGTAAATTCTTCTGTTAAAGATTGTACAGCTGTAGTATTTCCTCCAAAAGCAACTGCTGCTGCAGCTGTTGCTCCACCACCTGATAAACTTTCTCTTCCTGTTGCTAATGCAGGTTTAGTAGACCAAGTCGATCCATCATATTGTTCAGTGCTTGTTTTATTATTGTATCCACCAAAAGCTAAAGCAGATGTTTGTGTTCCACAACCTGCTAAATATCCTCTAGAATCGTTTAAACTTCCAGGAGAAGTTGTCCAAGACGAACCATTGTATTCTTCAGTTGCACCCGTATTACTTGGTGCTCTTCCACCAAAAGCTAAAGCTGCAGTGTTAGTTCCTGCACCTGCTAAATATCTTCTAGCTGTACTTAAAGCTCCACCATTTGTCCAAGAAGATCCATTGTAGTGTTCTGTGTTAGCTAAAATTGAAGATCCATCATGACCACCAAAAGCTAAACCAGCCGTTTGTATTCCTGCTCCAGCAAGTCCTTTTCTTACTGTGCTTAAATCAGTTTGTTCAGACCAAGTGCTACCATCGTATTCTTCTGTGTTACCTATAGTAGTTGTAGAAAATCCACCAAATGCTAAACCTGCTGTTTGAGTTCCACAACCTTCTAAATATCTTCTAGCTGTTCCTAAATTCCCTCCAGCAGAAAAACCAGAACCATTATATTCTTCAGTGCTAGCAGTGTTAGATCCTGTTGTTCCACCAAAAGCTAATCCAGCCGTTTGTATTCCACAACCTCCTAAATATTTTCTAGCGGTACTTAATAAACCACCACTAGACCATGCTTCTAAATTAAGAACATTTTTAAATTCACCTGTAGTTTGATTAAACCATATTTGACCTTCAGCCTGAGAGTTATCAGGATTTGTGTCTAATACTTTAATCGCTTTTCCTACTATGCTTCTATAATCAGTCATAATTTTAACTTGTGCTTAATGTTTTAACATTAACTGCTGTTGTTTCACCAGTAAATTCTTCTGTCGCCGCTGTAGTTTTAGGTGAAGATGGTCCTATAAATCCTCCAAAAATAGTTCCTGTTGCACTTGTAGCTCCTGCTCCTCCGGAATAACCTCTTCCTGTTGAAAGATTTGCTGTTGTTACAAAAGAAGTTCCATCATATAATTCACAAAGAGTTTCTACCGAATCATTACCTGCAAACATACTAGCTGTTTGAGATCCACAAACACCACCACCTCCACTAGAGGGTCCTCTGTTTGGATCATTTTGCTCTGACCAAGAAGAACCATTGTATTCCTCAACTGTAGCGTCAGTTATATATATTCCAGCGGTTTCTGTTCCACAAGTATTTCCACTCGTTGATCTTTTAGCAGTATTTAATGCTCCTCCTGATGTCCAAGCAGAACCATTATAATGTTCTGTTGCATCTTGTGCTGTTCCTGATCCTGGTGCTCCTCCAACTACTCCTCCAGATACAACTGCAGCTGTTTCTGATGCTCCAAAACCAGCTACGTATCTTCTTCCTGTATTTAAATTAGGTGTAGCTGTCCAAGACGTTCCATTATATTCTTCACTAGCTGTTGTATTAACATTTCCTGGTGTTCTACCACCTGCAGCAATTGATGATGTTTGAACTCCTGCGCCACCTAATCCAATTCTAGCTGTCCCTAAATTATTTCCTTCAGTCCAAGACGTGCCATCATATTCTTCTGAGTTAGCAGTTTCATTTAATCCTGGTGATGATGTCGAACCACCAGCAGCTAATGCAGCTGGTCTTGTTCCAAGACCTGCTAAATATCTTCTTGTTGTGCCCATAGTACCACCAGTTGCCCATGCTGCACTTGTGATAATATTTGTTGAGCTAGTAAATTCTTCGGTTAAAGATATATCTGTCGTTGTATAGCCAGCAAAATAAAGTCCTGCATTTTGATCTGTTCCTGCACCACCACCTAATCTTCTTGAAGTTGATAGACTTGGTACGTTTGTAAAAGAAGTTCCATCATATGCTTCAGTGGCTCCAGTTCTATTACCGCTTGAGCCATCAGTTGTACCACCAAAAATTAAACCAGAAGTTTGTATACCTCCTCCAGATATATTTGTTCTTGCTGTATTTGCAAAATTACCTGATGTCCAAGAAGTACCATTGTATTCTTCTGAAATAGCAAGTGTTGGTTCATTACCACATGCGGATAACGCAGCAGTTTGAGTTCCAAATCCTGCTTGACCTCTCATTAAATTATTTAAAGCTCCACCACTTGTCCAATCAGTACCATCATATTGTTCTGTAAGGGTAAAAAAATTTGTTGCTGGAACATATTCAGATCCACCAAAAAATAATGCTGCTGTTTGAGATCCTGCCCCGGCACCTCTTTGTCTCGCCTGACTTAAATTATTTTGTTCAGACCACGACGTACCATTATATTCTTCTGTTTCATTTCTTTCAACATTACTAGAAGTTGCTCCACCAAAATAAAGACCAGATGTTTGATCTCCAGCTGCTGTTCCAGCATATCTACCTGTGCCTAAATCTGCTCCAGTTGCCCAACCACTTCCATTATATTCTTCTGTACTAACTAATGCTGGAGAGGGATTACCACCACCACAAGCTAAAGCTGCTGTTTGAGGACCAGTTCCACCTGGAGTTCTTCTTGCAACAGTTACAGGGCCAACACTAGCCCATGCTTGTATAAAAGGAACTCCTTTTAACACTCCTGTAGTTGTATTATACCAGATTTGACCACCTGCTGCGGCAGGTGGATCTGAACTGACCTTTTGGATTTTTTGGCCTACTATAGATTTATAAGTAGTCATTAATCTCCTTAATTATTCTTTAACAGCCAGCCTTGAGTTCCATCTGTATAAACTAAAGTATTTCCTGCTCTTTCTGTTGCAACCGTTAGATTGTTGGTTGAACCTACAATTTTTTCTGAACCGTTTGAATCTACAGTTAAATTATTTGTATCAAATGTTCCTGCATAATCAATAAATACAATTTCATCTCCTAAACTACCTGCGGGTAAATTCATAGTGATTGCACTAGATGATGTATCAATAAAATAACCTTCACCAGCTACTGCTGTAAATGTAGAAGTTTTAACTGCTTGCCATGAAGTTCCTCCACCAATGTAAGTTTTAATTCTAGAGGCAGCAACTTTTCTATTTGTTCCACCTGCTGCGTCATCAACTATAAATAAATCTGCATCAACTAGGTCAGCACCAATGTCAGTTCCACCATCAATATCTAAAGCAGCTAGAGGTAAAGTTCCTGAATCTCCAGTACCAATTAAAGTACCTGAAGCTGTTGGTAAAACTAATACTGCTGAACTTGATGCTGAGTGCGGTGCAGCTTGTAAAGTTTGTGCATGAGCATTTGATGACTCACAATAAAATTTAACTTTAGCAACATTACCAGTTCCTGTTCTGATATCTATTAATCCATCTGATACTGATATACCACCAGAACTACCATTACCATCCATAATAACTTTACCAGTTCCATTTGGCAGTAAGTCAATATTTCCATTAGATGTAGATACAATATCATTTCCATTAACATCTAAATCTCCACCTAATTGTGGTGATGTATCATCTACAACATCTCCACCAGTTTGAATTTCTATTATGTTTGGATTAGTTCCATCGCTAGCTGTTGCTTGCACAATTGCAGTTTTTTTATTTGTAGCCGCAAAAGTAAACGTGTCTCCTGAACCAGACGCATATTTAAATTGTACTGTGTAAGCTCCAGAGGTAGAATTTTTTAAGATATAAAAAGTTTGAACATCTAAAGGTATTGTAACAATTTGATTACCTGTAATAGTACCAGTAAACTCAATCATTCTATGTGCAAGTTCTGCATTTAAAGAACCATCATTAACAGCTAATGCTGTTGTTTGCGCACCACCTGCAATTGACTTTTGTATAAAACCACCAGTTATTTGTTCTATAAGTTGTAAATTTGTATTAGTTTTTGTACCCCATGTACCGGCGTTTTCACCAGTTGCTTGAAGTTCAACACCTAAAGGTGTATATGTTGATGCCATAAATTATCTCCTATTATGCAGCGTCACTATAACTTGTATTTGATCCAGTTGCAACATCCGAATATGTATCATTCGAACCTGTCGAAACGTTACTATAAGATGTATTAGAACCAGTGTCAACATCTCCATATGCAAAGATATTGACAGTTCCTATATTAAATGTAGCAGATTGACCAGTTAATCCAACTTGAATATCTGCTAAAGATATTGATCCTACACTAGCACTAAATGATTGACCAGTTAATCCTAGTCCTTCTTCTATAGTTAAAGATCCAACACTTGCGGTAGATGATTGACCAGTTGGTTGTGCTACTGCACCACCTAAACCAACAATAGATCCTAAATTAAATGATGCGGATACACCTGATAAAAATACTACATCATTTGGTATTGTAACTGTTCCTAAACTAGATGTTATTGATTGACCGGTTAATTGTGCCTCTTGTGAAGATATACCTTGAGCTGTACCTTGAGCTGAAGTTATAGATAAACCAGAAGGTAAAACTGTATCGTTTGGTGCAAAAGCTGTACCTTGTGAAACTGTAAATGATTGACCAGTTAAACCTACGGTCATATCATTTGGTGTTAATACACCAACAGATGCAGTTGAAGACTGACCCGTTAAACCAAGAGTTACATCATTTACTGTTAACGATCCAACAGAAAATGTTGCAGATACACCTGTTATATTTACAGGAACAAAAGCCTCACCTTGAGAAGCTGTTATTTCAAAACTTGTAGGTGTAATTATTTGATCAGGTACATCTACTGAGCCAATATTAGATGATATTGATTGACCTGTTAAAGTAATTACTTGGTTAGAAGTCTGTCCCCAGGCACCTCCGCCATTCCAAGCTTGTGCACCCCAACCTGTTTTTAAAGTTGTAGCTTCGTTCCAATTAGCCTGGTTCCAGGTTAATCGGCCCCATCCTGAAGTTACCGACATGGTCGGCCTCCTATGCTAATCTGATTATTGCGTTACTAGCGTCTGCTGCTGGAAATTCTATTTTAAACGTTCCGTTACTTGCTGTCTTGTCACCACCAAAAGCTATAATAGCAACAGCGTCAGTTGTTGAAGAACCACCATTAGTTGTTGTATTATAAATCATTGCACCGTTTGCAGTGAAAGATGCAGATGAGTAAGTTACATCTGAAAAATCTGTAAATGCAGTTGTTGAAGATAAAGATACACCAGAGTTTGTTAAAGTTGCACCACCTGCAGAATATGCAGATCCCGATGTATTTGTAATTTCTTCTGATGTAGAATAATCTGTAGTTGCTGCTCCTAAAGATGCACCACTATCAAATAGTGCTAATTTAAAAGTGTGTCCACCTGAAGATTCAAAACTGTGTTTACCTTGTAAAAGCTCTTGTTTAAAGCTTGAACATATTGCTGATGATATTGCCATAATTTATCTCCTATGGGTTTGCTGAGTTAACTGGTATTCTAACTGCTCCGTCTGTGTAGTCGTCTCTTCGTCTTCTACCAACTTGCTCGTTAGCAAACTTCTGTACTTCTTGTTTATATTTATTCTCGTATAATGTCAACATGTCTATCGGACCTTTTAAAAAGCCATATGTTTCTGATAAACAACAATACAATAATCCATTAGAGAAATTCATACTAATATAATTAGTATCATTATTTTCTAAAAGATCAGGCATTTTATTAAAATGCACTCTAAATCTATAAGTTGTATTAGGAACCGGAGCTACTATTATTCTTCCAGATGTAGTGTCAGATTCTCCTGTAGCACCACCAAACATAGCATAATATTTAGGTTGACCTTGAGCTGCGGATGTTCCTGTTACATCTTGATATTCTTGAAGATATGTTACATCTTTTTTTTCTAACCATCTATTAGCCCCCGTAATAGCCGATCCATTAGTATCATAAACTTGTATACCTCTAATAAATAAAGCTCCTGCTGGTGAGTTTATAGATTCTTGCCCAGCAACAAAATTACCTAATTGTTGTTTTCTATCTGCATCGATTGGTACATCTCTAAATATTCTATACTGTGCATTTAAAATAATATTTTCTAAAACAGAGTCTGTTAACACATTAGAGTCTACCTCTGTATAACTTCTTATTTGTGTTTTTAATCCTGATGCACTTAAACCTGCCATTATGCGACTCCTGCTAATTCTCTACAAATAGAACAACTTTTTTTATATCTATTATGTGTTCCACACTCCCATACTTTTTCTACAGGAGTTTCATTTTTTAGTACAATAGGCTCATTTAATATATTTGGTATCATATCTTCAGGACATGCACATTGTTTAATACCAAATATATTACAAATAAATTTTTTTATTTTTTTAATCATGCTGTTACCGTTACAGGTCCTGCAGATGCAAAACCTCCTCCGCCTGACTCAGTTATACTAGATGTTGTACTTGTTGCAAAGGTATAATTATCATCATCTACTTTAGTAATTGTATACCCTGCAGCTAAATTTATAGTTGCTGCTGCAACACCTCCAACAACGCTAGCATCTCTAAATCTTACTGTGTTACCAGTTGATCTACCATGATCCGGTTCATTTACAGATATAGTTGTTGACCCATTAGTTGTTGTAAAAGCATTTAGTGGTAAAAGATTAGGAACTGCTGTTTCTGTTCTATCAGGTCTAACATGACGTAAAGATATAGAATCACCGTTCATAGGTTTTGGTTCTAATTGTGGTTGTTTTGGTTCAAATTCTGATATGTGCACAAAAGATCCGTTCCATTCTCTAACCATTTCTTTATATGGAAACTCCATACCTGATCTATCAGATATTGCTCTTGCGTATTTACCTGTTGCGTATTTTGCCATTATGATCCTGGGTAATAAGCTTTTGGTGTTATGTGTGTGCTAGACGCAGAACCATCTTCTGCTAATGCTCTTGCAAACTCATCTTCGTAAACTAATTTCATCGGTTGAAGTAGCTGTGGTACATACTTCATTGACAAATAATATGCTAAACCTGAAACCATACAAGGTACAAATCTAAATGGAACATCAGATGCATTTGTGTAATCTCCTACATCTTGTATTCTTTTAATATAATAAAAATGTATATCTTTAGATGCATTTGTAGAATCGGGAGTTGGATAAATGTGTAATCTAACTTTATCTATAAATCTTTCTACCCAGTATTGATTAGGTGTTCCTTTGGATAGTTTATTAGAAAAACCTGCATAAGTAGATCTGTCTACTTTAGTCATTGGTGAATCTGATTGATCTGTTGCAGTTCTATTAGATCTTAATTGTGCCTCCAGAATATCTGACATACCAAATACATTTGCTGGTGTAGACACGGCACTTGTACCATCATCACTAGATCTAAAAAAGTCGTAGTCTGATTGACCTTCAATTAAATCTAAATTAAGTTCATCTACTTCCCAATAGTGAATACCTCTATTGCCCCACTCTTGAAACAATATATTTAAGGTTCTTCTTGCAGATTTTAATTGATATCCGGCAACATTTTGTAATCCAATTCTTTCAAAAGCTTCTTCTATTATTTCATCAATAGCAAAACTTCTGTCGAAAGTTGCTGTTCCCGAGGTAGTGTTAGCCATTTAACCTCCTAGCCAGTATAGCCAATAGTCAAAGATGTTGTGTTAGTCATGGTTGCATGAACACCATTTTCGAATCTAATACCATTTCCTGGAACGAAGATATCTAAACCTTCTGTATTAAAATCAGCTTCGAAAACTTTATCTCCTGTACTACCAGACGAAATATCTCTTAACACAACAACAGATGATGCTACACCATTTGCTTGTATGTAAGTAACTCTACAAGGACCGATATTTATTGATCCACCAGAAATAGTTTTTACCTGTCCTGTGCTAGCTATATTTGTAAACTTCTGATCTGAACTCATATTTTTCTCCTTAAATTATGTGGGGCCGGAGCCCCACACTAATTAATTATTACGCTGCAAAAACAAATGCACCAGTAACTTGAGTTGTTTCTCTAGCTAATGATGATGCAATATGCCATGTACCGTCTTCATAACAAATGAAAGCAATCTGTCCACCAACAGTCAACAAATTAGTTGTTGCGTTGGCTGGTGTGAAAGTTAATTTAGTTTCACCTGCTGCTGAAGTATCAAAAGTTACTTCACTTGAACCTCTTGATTCAATAACTGAACCAGTTGCCCAAACATCTGAACCAGCTGCATCAAAAACTAATGTTGCTGTTCCACCAGTTGTGTCAACCGCTTG